CCGTAATGCTCGGCCAGCAGCTCGGCCTTCTCGCTGGCGCTCATGGCTTTCAAATCGGCATAACTCAGCGTGTCGAACGGGCTGGGCTGCGGCGGCTGACTGAACGCCTGGAGCTGGGCGCGCGTGGACTCGGCGCCCTGCTGACAGTAGACATCGTTCCAGTCGCCGATGTTTGTCGGCAACGCCGGAGTGCCGCCGCTGCGTGTGGCCGCCTCGGCGGCGCGGGTCTGTCCGGTGCCGTTTCGGTCATTATCGGCCGCCAGCAGCAGCCGCGCGTCCGGGTAGTGGCTGCGTAGCTGCTCCGCCACCGCCGCCAGGTTATTGGCGCTGAGCGCCACGCACACCGTCTCACCGGTCAGGCGATGCACGGTGAGACCGGTGGCGTAGCCTTCGGTGAGCCAGATAACCGCGTTGTCCGGCCCACTCAAGATGTGGCAGGCGGCTTTCACCTGCCCACCTGCCAGCATGCGTTTGTCTCCGCTGGCGTTAATCAACTGCACGTTGACCACCTCGCCTCCGGCATTGTGCAGCGGCAGCAACAGGTCGTCGGGCTGGAAGGTGATACCGCCGACGCGCAGCGGCTGACCGTGCAGGGTCAGGGTTTCTGCCTCCGGCCAGCCTTTGGCGCTCAGATAGGCGTTGCCGGTCTGGGACTGCGCGGCAGCCACCAGAGCCTGTGCCTGTCGCGCGGCCTTGCGCTGAGACTCGACCTTATCTTTCGTTGAATGACCAGTCTCAGCGGCCGGTGGCAAAGCGTTGGTGTTTTCTCCCATCACGGCGGCCACCTGTTCGGCGGCGGCCCGGGCAGACAGTGACAGGGCCTTTTCCACCAGGTTGAGGCCGTCACCGGCCCCACACTGATTGCAGAACCAGGTGCCACGGCCGTCCTGGTTGTCGAAACGGAAGCGGTCTTTACCGCCGCAGGTCGGGCACGGCTGCGGCTTGCCGTTCGGCTGCAAGGCGATGCCGAGGGCCGGGAGTATCACCGGCCAGTGGCCGGTGGCGGTGCGTACGGTCTGGGAAACGAACTGGGCGCTCATCCTTTCTCTCCTCAGTGTACGGTCGCGTTCTGTGCCGCCGACAGGCGCTCGCAGCACAGTTCGTCCATCATCTTTTGCCCCAGCGCGGTCAGGCGCGGTGCGGCCACCAGAACGTCCGGCTGCACCATGTCACTCAACATCGTGCATGCCATGTCCATACCGTCTTCTGCGCCGTACTGATGCACAAAATGCCCCTCCAGGCGCAGGGCAATCGTCATCTGCAGCTCGTCCAGCGTGTACCCGAGGCTCACCCGGTAAAAGGCGCAGGTGTCCAGATAGGCCTGCGCCACGGCGCGGCGGAAAACGGCGGTACGGACTTCAATCGGTAAACAGGATGCAGTGTTCATGCGGCGGTGGCCTCCATGCGGGCAAGGATTTGGGTTTCACAGGTGTTGACGACGTGGCCGAGCTGGTCAGTCAGCAGGGCAATAACCGAGGCAAACGACGCCTGTTGCTCAGCGTCGGGGCGCTGCCCGCCGAGGTCAAGCGTATCCAGCAGGTCGAGGAACAACACGCCGGTGGCGTGCGCATGCTGAAGACGCAGAAAATCGGCGTGCGGGATAGGGTAATGGGTGTCGCGGTAGTAGCGGTCGGCAAGGGTATTCATGCTGCCGCCTTAACCGGCAGACGACCGGCAAAGGACAACACGTAATCACGGACCAGTACGCGGCGAGCGTTGTGCTCAGAATCCGCCACGGTGCGCACGATACGCGGTGACGCCGTCAGCGCAGAGCGGCGCACGGCCGCAAACAAAAAGCAGAATGTCGGGTGAGTCGGGGCGAGGGTCGTAGCCATGGTGGCAGCCTCCAATAAGTTTTGGTTATTGCTACCACCGAAGTTCCTACACTTATGGGTGGTAGCCCAGACGGGGGTAGGAATACCGGCCTTATTGGAAACCGGCCAGCCCGAAGGCTGCCCCGCCTGAGCCACCATTGATTGACTGCTGCGATAGCATAACATCCACCGCGCAAAAAATGAGTGCACTAAGGCCACGACATAAAAAAACACGCCTGGCGCGTGTTGTGTCGCCAATAAGTAACACGGGTTCCTACGCCCGGCTGCCGATTTTGCGGCAGCGAGAGGACTATAGCGCAGGGCCGGACAGGGGGGCAAGCCGTAAGACGCCCCCGGACGTTCAATCGATCGCATTGTGATCAACAGTCGGTAAGCGGGTCGTTGCGGGTATCGGCAGCCGCGCAGGTCAGCGGCACCGGCCCGGCACGGAACAGGCGCGGTTCAGCCTGGCGACTCACCAGACGAATAACGCCGTGTTTTTCGCTGCGGTGCTCCGGCAAGAGGACGCCAGGCTCTTTACGCTGCAACAGGATGGCTTCCGCCACAAACAGCGCGTCGCGCTCATCGAGGGTGAAATGCTGGCGACCAAAGGTTAGCTGCATCATGCGGCGGCCCCCTGGTGACGGTTGGCAATACGTTCATCCATCCACTGCTCGACCTCGGAGGCCAGCCAGGCGACGTTTTTACCGCCGAGGGAGACCTGGGCCGGGAACTGCTTACGGCTCATCATCTCGTACACGGTGGAGCGGGACAGGCCGGTGGTGTAGAGCACTTCCGGCAAGCGAATAAAGCGCTCGCGCGGGGTGTAGCCATTTTGAAACACCGGCGACGGGGTGGATGGAAAGGGGGTGGAAACGGTCAACATAAAACGCTACCTCTTTGTGTCCGGCCAACGCTGGCCGGGACTGTGTGAACTTCAGTAGCGCCCTATTATGTGAATATTTACCGGGGTGGCAACAAGGTGTTGTTGTGTGGTAGGACAGCTTTTATGCTTTTTTTTCAATCAAGTGGACAACGTTGGCCGATATTGGCCTTTATTGGCATTTATTGACCGTTGTTGGCAAACCGGCCGAAAAGCCTGAGCGATGAATGGACGGTTGATTAATAGGGAGAAACCGCCAAACAGCGCTAGCCAGGGAAAAGGTCGTTTTGGGCCGGGTGAACAGTAGTGAACACCGGGTGAAGAGTTTACAGGAAACTGTTCACCCTCTTATCTGCTGATTTATCTATATTTTTTATTTAGATGAACAGTAGTGAATAGTTTTAGGTAAAACTAAAAATGGCTTGATGGTTTTCTCATCAGTGCTCAAGGCTGTTGTCCTGGGGACAGTCCAACCGGGATGAATGGCGATGTTGTACGGCGGTCAGCAGAATAGCTTCACATTGACTGACACCGGAGACACGACCATGAGCACCACCGCCTTACCGAAATCCATCACCGATAAACTGCAAGCCCTGCGTGACGCTCGTGCCGCCCATGACAAAAACTATCAGGCATTGAACGACGTCGTGACAGGCATTGCCCGCTGCCACCAACAGAAGAAAGAGACCGAAGTGGAGAGCCATGAGGCAGAAAGCCAGTGGCGCACGCTATTTCGCAAACTGCGCGGGGAAATGACCCCGGAATTGCAAGCGCAGCACCACAGCCGGATTTCCAAGCGGGAGCTGGCGAAGGAGTTCGACGGCCTGATTGAAGAGATGGAACTGGATAAAATAGGGTTTCACCTCAGTTGTGGTGAATCAGCGCCAAAGGTAGTGACCGCGCACAAAGACGCCCTCACGACCTTTGCTGCTCATGCGATGCATCAGGCAGTAGATGCGATGAGCACGGCGCTTATCAGCCCTGACGTTATCAAAGCTTGCTCACTGGCTGTACGGGCTTACGGCGTCTATGCGGACAATCCGATGAAAATGATTGAACAGCAGATACTGGGAAAGCTACAAGGCCGCATTTATGTTGCCATTGCACAGCAAAATATCAACCATCCGGTGCTTAATGAGATTGGCCTGACGATACTGCAAGAAACCGGCGTATTGCCGAAGCTGGAAAGCAGTCCTGCCAAGCGTATGCAGGTTATCTCAGAACTGAAGGAAAAACGTCAACGCTTGCAGCAAAAAGGGGCCAAATCATGATGCGCTGCCCGCTGTGCACCCATGCGTCCTATACTCGCACCAGTCGCTATATCACGGAGCGGACGAAAGAGGCGTATTACCAATGTCAGAGCCTGACCTGTTCTTGCACATTCAAGACGGTGGAAAGCGTCGATAAAATCCTGTGTCAGCCGATACAGGCACAACCGGCCGATGAGAATGCCTTGCCACCGCCGGAGGAACGGACATTGAACCGCTATCGCCGTTACAACAGCACTCCTACCCTGCACTAATCACACTCCGCCCCGCCGCTCTCGACAGCATCGCGGGGCATTCCCCTTTCGCCTCGCCCAAAACAGCTTTTTTCCTGGCTAGCCAGCCTCAAATTGCGCGTGCATGCATAGGGTGCATGATTTTGCATGCAAGAAAATGCACTTTTCATCCCCTGCCGCACCAGTACTGGCGCGGCCTGCGGCCGTTCATGCAACTGCATGAAAAGCGATACATGAAGTGCGCAGGCGAGGCGGGGGTAGTATTGCGCGCGCAGAGGTTGGAGCGACTTTTCGTTTAATGCGTCAGCGTGCCTCTAAGGCATTTAAGTATGGTTATTTAAGCTAGGGTGAGTAATGGCTTTATCGAGCCTTGACAGGCCTCTAAGTGAGCTTTTTCTGATTTGTTAATGGGAGATGCCAGAGACGCTCTGACCTGCCCTCATTGATTAACGCACCATGGTGTTAGAAATGCCCACTTCAGTCACTAAAGCGGACATTAAGAGTGGCACATTAACTATTCGCTAAAGTAAGCTCGGATTTATTGAAAGCAATTTTAGCCATAATCGGAATGAAACTTTTTATAACAAGCAGCTGAAGATGGTATAGTTCTCTTGTCTGCATCGGAATGGAAAAGAATAAATGGGTAGCTATGCATATGATTATCTTAACAATTCACTGCTTTTAGACAACGTTTTGGTAGCGCGGTTGTATCAAGGAATTTCTGATTTAACCTTAGAGAAGGAGCTTGTCAGATATCGCGAATATTGTCTAAAAGTACTTCCAGAAGTACGGAAAAATGTTAAAACCAGCAATGGTGCGCTTAGCTGCATGGCGACTGATACTATGTCACATATTTCGCAGCTTAAACAAGCGGCATTGTATTTAGAGGAAGCAATAGTTTCGGATCCTATTTTTAAACTAACTGATTTCAGAACTGCTTCGACTGAAGCCATGACTTCATTCATGGGTATGGCGTTAACCTCAAGAATTGATCGCCGAGAATTGGCTAAAGCCGCTATCAGACTTATTGAGTTGCGTCCACTGGTCGCGGGTGGTTACGTTAAGTTGTATCCCGTAAGCTTTGAATTAGAACGTGATAAAGAGATTCACCTACTCTATTCTGAAAAAGGATTCGAAGATAGCTTGCCGCCGAATATATTGGAACAATATAAATTAAGTGCTGACGTGCGTAGTGTTCAAAACGATAATGGGCGTATGCTAGTGATGAGGGATCTGTATCTATGTCGGAATATTAGCATTCACTTTAAAGGTATGGAAGGCGGATATGCGATGGGGTATATGCTTAACCCTACTGAGTTTAAGTCGACAAATAAAAAAGATGTTTACAGATTTATACAAAGAAAAACATCGGAGCCACCACTTAAAAAAGACTTCATTGCCTGGGTAAATCAATCCGTAAATCAAACGGCCAGAAATCATTACATTGAACTGAATAAAAGAATCGCTTTATGTAATTACTTGGGTTGCATGTTTGGTACTGAGCATCCGTTTGAAAGCAATTTACTAAACATAGACTTTAACTCACCTAATATCAAAGAAAATACTTTGAACTGTACTCTTAAGATGGACGTTCCATTTTTGGAAAAAGTTTCGGCGACTGATTTAATGGCCATACGGAATCATGATGGCGAAGCATTCCAATCGTTCCGTTCTGAGCTAGAGAAAGGTCTACGTGAGGCCAGACATGAATCAGATCCTAGCCGTGTTCGTTCTATTATTGAAGACACGCAACATGAATTATTTGAAGTTCAAATGAGCCAGATTGCGCCACAAGTTAAGCACATTAAAAGAACACACTTAACTGAAGCAGTCATCGCGACCGCAGGTTTAGGGCTTAGTGTATTGACTGGAGGTACTAGTTTACTCGCTACAGCGATCGCTGTGGCACATGGCTATAAGTCACATAGTGACTACAAATCAAAAGTCACTGCTAATCCATGTCATTTTTTGTGGAACGTAAAACAAAAGGCAAAGTAAAATTAGCGATGTCCTCATTGCGAAAACTGAATAACTAATTGACATATCTAAGTTTTAGCAAATCAAGTTGGAACGGATATCTTTATCATCCGCTTTTGCCATGAAGCAGCCAGAATCTGAGGCTTGGACTGCTATGAGCGAATTGCGGAAGTTACTTTAGATGCCTATTCCTCCAGATGCGACATGACTTGTTTCACGTGTAGCAACTGATTGTAGCGGCCTTCCTTGTCATTGAGCACCGTTATAGCTCAAATGAAACAGTCAGTCATATATATCGGTATTTTTTTTCAGAAGCAAAAGAGCTTCATCCATATGCTTCTTATGAAAGTTAGCCTTCCGCATAAACTCAATGAAGGAATCGGCTTCAAATCGGTTGAAACCATTATCCAACCCATCAAGCAGCCTTGAAAGCTGGGACTGGTTCAGTCGTGCGAGGAAAGCCCGTGCCCTTATTTCAGGAATAGGACGTGTAATATGGCAGGTAGAACACAGCGCCCGAAATGCACTAAGTGGATACTCCCATGGCTCATAACCCAGACTCATCGTCGTGTAATAGCAGTGATGAGCTTCGAGACATACACGCGCTCCACAATCCTCGCACCGGTGTCCAGCCTTATCCTTAACTAGGACTGCTTTCCTTAACCATCTCGGATCCCGAAGTTTGGATGTGTAGGTACCACTTAGCCTGCTGTAATCATAATTGTCAGTAGGGTAAAAGCCCAGGCTCCAGCTATACCCCTGTTCATACCAGAAGCCAAAGGACTCAACTAGATCCTCAAATTCGGTTGTGTCACAACCGTTGTTTAATAAACTAAATAACCCGCTGCCGTCAATCACTAGGACCAGTAGTGCATCGTTATGGAGTTTTTCTCCACGGTCGTTCCATTCCTTCTGAGTAAAAAAAGTAGCATCATCAAGCATGCTCTCTTTGATAGCCCATTCCGTAAGGGCATGTTTCATTCTCGCTAAATTTTTAAGCATGTGGGCCTCATAATATATTCAGTTTTGTGAAATTATTATATAACCTTCAGTAGTGAGAAATGGAACCTCTCCGGCATGACAGAATAGATTGAGTTTATCTATATTATTTGCACTGGTATATGTTTCATCTAAAGTAGTAATACATTCTTTGATCGAAAGCTCGGGTATGTCACGACAGATGTCAGCAATAATATTTGTAATGTTATAAACGCATTTATAAATGTCAAATCCTGGATAGTATTTTTTACCTTTATTAATGAGATGTCGCTCTTCAGAAAAAAACGAATCCCTCTCTGAAATATGCTCAAAGTTATCGATGAACTCTGATATTGCTTTGATCTCCTTTTCTCCAATAGGTCTTTTTTTTGCGTTAACAATTGCTTTAGCAACTACGAATAACGGGATAATAATCATCTCAGAATGGCTAAATGAAAATTCATTCCTAGCATTAAAAACTCTGAATTCATCAACGTCGCCGACGTGATGATGATAGTTTCTGATTATTCGCAGTAATTTAAACTCTGGGTGCTGTGAAATAGTTTTTCCAAACTGCTCACGGACTCTGTCCTGTAAGGAGTGTAAATTATTTAGAAAGCTGAATAATGTATTAATATCACGCTCACCAGTTTTCCTGAAATCTGTGAGCTCACAGCTGCTGTGGAAAAATCGGTCAACAAAAGTGTTCTGCTCCATCATCGTATACCCTAATTGAACCCTATGAACCATTTTAACCCATTACAAAAAAAAGTGTTGTTTCTCAGAAGCAACCGAATGCTATCAGTGTAGGCTCAAAGATTCGACCCAAAAATGAAAGCGAGCACATAAGTCCGTTCTCGACTATGTGTTCTGAGAAGAGTCTGCCAAGACCGGAGCTTCAAACTGATTCTCAGTTGGAGTGGAAGGCGGGTTGTTTGTTCCTGACCGACTAATGCAAGCAATGCTTGTAATGTCTGCTCCTGGCACAGGGCTGTCTGTCAGATTAGGTATTGCCCTGAGCCGTAAAGTGTCAGCCTAGATCTGAGCTAATACATATATGACTATTTTTTTGCATATACCTCCGCTCCCCACCAATCCATTAACGTACGCCGCTGCTCAAGGTATGTGGAACGGTTATACGCTCTTCGAACCTCATTCTTATCACAGTGCGCCAAAGCTGCCTCAATCATATCAGCATTAAACTCAGCTTCATTCATTGCCGTACTAGCAATAGAACGTAACCCATGCGCGACTAATTTTCCACCATAGCCAATACGTTTTAACGCCGCATTAGCAGTCTGACTGTTCATTGGTTTGCGTGGATCATTACGGCTAGGGAATACGTGTTCACGTCTGCCACTGATAGGGTGCATGATTTCGAGTATCTCTAAAGCTTGGTCTGAAAGTGGAACAACATGATCACGCTTAGCCTTCATGCGGTCTGCCGGAATACGCCACTCACGGTTTTCTATATCGATCTCAGCCCATGCGGTTGCTGAGGCTTCAGCAGGGCGAATCAGCGTCAGCAACTGCCACTCAAGTAAGCAGCGGGTGGGTATCGATAGATTACTCATCGATATAGTACGCATTAGCTTAGGTAGTTCTTCTGGTCGTATAGTCGGCATATGCTGCTTCTTAGGCCGTTCGAATGCATTACCAATACCAGAAGCCGGATTAGCATCAATCAAGCCAGTGTTGACGGAGTAGATCATGATTTCGTTAATACGCTGCACTAATCGGCGAACGGTCTCTAATGCGCCACGGGCCTTGATAGGTTCCAGCACTTGGATCAGCAAACGCGCTTTGATGTCTTGAACTGGAACATTCTCGATAGATGGCAGTATGTCTTTTTCAAGAGAGCGCCAGATGTCTTCAGCATGCTTAGCGCTGACGCTGGCCTGCTTCAATGTGAACCATTGTTTTGCCACATTCAGGAAAATGCTTTCTTGGGCTACCTGCTTTTGTTCCGCTTCTTCTGCTTCTTTGGCCTGCGGGTCAATGCCTCTTGCCAGTATCGCGAGCTTTTCGGCGCGTATTTGTCGGGCGTCGGCAAGTGACAGGGCAGGGTAGGCACCGAGGCTAACCATAGTCCGTGAACTGGTGCCGGGGCGGAGGTAGCGGAAGCGCCACAATTTCTTGCCGGTGGTTTTGACTAACAGGAACAGACCGTCACCGTCGTGTAGGGTGAGGTCTTTCTCGATTGCTTTGGCTTTTTGTACTTCGGTATGTGTGAGGGGGCGTGTAGTCCGCGCCATGTAAGGATTCTTCCATAATTGGTATACGTTTATGGCATACATTTTAACGTATACCTAAACGTATACCAATAAATCCCGGATTTAGCTGGATACTCTCGGACTACTACAGACACAAAAAAGCCCGCAAACCTAGGTGGTATGCGGGCTTTCCGTACGTCTCCGGACTTATCTGGTAATACCCGGATCATCATTTGGTGGAGCTGGGGGGATTTGAACCCCCGTCCGAAATTACTACATAGCATTTTAGGGGGTTGGTTATCAATGATTTTCTATGTAATTCAAATGGTTGGCTTGTATTTATTAGTATCGGTTAGTATCTGTTTGTATTCTCTGCCGCCACTTTGCCGCCACCTTTAGGGTGCCAATTAAGCCCGGCCAGTGGGTTTTTAGTTGCGGCATCTTCAAGGTGATCTGGAGCGAAATGTGCGTAAACCATCGTCATCTTTATATCGGCATGCCCGAGAATATTTCTCAACACCAGGATGTTTCCGCCGTTCATCATAAAGTGGCTGGCAAAGGTATGGCGTAACACATGGGTGCATTGCCCTTCTGGTAATTCAATACCTGCCCTTTTCAATGCTCTTTCGAACGCTTTACGGCATGGGCTGAATAACCGGCCACGCTTTTTTGGTATTTCTTCATATAGCGCCTGGGAAATTGGAACGGTTCTATTCTTCTTGCCTTTGGTTTTCGTATAAGTGATTCGATATTTGGTTACCTGGTGGCCGCTCAATCCCTCAGCTTCGCTCCAGCGTGCGCCAGTTGCCAGGCAAATTCTCGCAACAGTGATCAGGTCAGGGTTCAATGATTCCTCGCAGGCGTCCAGCAAGCGCTTGATCTCGATTGGGGCTAAGAACGAAAGTTCGCTTTCAGCAATCTTGAACGCAGGTAGGCCAGCTAATGGATTTGGAGCATTCCAGTGCCCCATTTTTTTCAACGTTCCAAACACCGCTGAAAGGTTACTTTGTTCTAGATTAACCGTTCTGGGCTTTACCTTTGGTAGCAAGGTGCCGTCTGTTAGTTTCACCAGGCCATTTAACCGCCTTTCCCGATATGACGTGAAATCAGCGGCGCTAAACTCACCAGCAACAGGATCGCCAAGCCCGTCGCAGATAATTTTAAGTTTGGCAGACATGCGACGCGGATCAGCCAATGTTTGGCCATAGAGCGAGTGCCAAAGGCTTATCAATTCAGAAAGACGGCGGCGGTCTACTTTTTCGCCAAGCCAAGGCTTGTTGTCCACTTCCTCCATCGTGAAGTTTTCAAAGGCGACTGCTTCGCCTTTGGTGGCAAATTGTTTTCGTACCCTTTTGCCTGTTCGCCCATTGGGGTAACACTCACACAACCACTTGCCGGTAGCTAACTTCCTGATCGTCACGAATCATTCCTTCCTGAATACACCGACCACCCGCGCAATGATTTTTATCTCATCGATGCCGCAGTCAAAAGGTACACCGCCGCCAATAACCTTAACTCTCTTAATTGGGATGAAAGCTAATTCTCTAATGTTGTGCTTCCCCTCAACTTCAACTAGCCAGCGACCATCAACCAGATCCGTAAAGCCTTTATCAACAAAAAACGCCTCGTTTTCCGTGCGGATTACATACGGCTCTTTCAGGTTGTTAGGTAGAAAAACCTTATCAAACATCAAGCTACCGGAGTTTTTCAAAGAACCATCTTTGAGAAGGTAACTATTCAGTGTCGCAATATCACTTTGAGAGTGCTCGAAAATGCGACCTTTTCCCGTTGCCAGCCATTGCAATGATGCATTGGTTTCCAGGGCGCATTGAATAATCAACTCTGCCGGGAACGTATCTCGTTTAATCCAGGTAGCCAGGGTGCTGGACGAAATTTCGAAGTGGCGGCACAGGTCGTTTTTAAACCTAAACCCGTAAGCCTCCATCATTCTATCTATGGAGGCTGCGCCATCAGTTGCCATTTTCATATGCTCTCACCTGAGAATAAAATCGTTGACATTTCGCATTTGAGTGAATATAAAGTGAATGCTCTCAAATACGAGCGAATGCGATTTCCTGCGAAGAAATGCAAACAGATACGAACAGATACTAACAAACACGAGATAAACCGGAGATTTTGCCTTATGGCTGCAACCATTTCAATCAACATTCCTCGCGATTGGGTATACCCGGAAGAGTTCGCCAAGCTGGAAGGTATGTCGATCCACACCGTCTACAAATGGAAAGAACAAAGCAAGCTGGAGATCCTCCCCCAAAAAATCGCACCAGGTAAAAAGAAAGCTGGCGGGCGCATTCGCATCAAGTACGCAAAGTACAAAGCCCAGCAAGCCCGTGAAATTCTTGGGCATTCAAACTTCTCAATTAACGTTGTTGGCGTTCATTAGTTCCATATTGCGAACTTTTTGGGGATGTGAACATGTTTGATTTTGAAAGCTCCATACATAAGCACCTTGATAGTGCTTGCCGCCGGTTTGCTCTGGAGCACAATCTAGCGGAGCTGGCCCCGGCGCTGAATGTCTCGCCGCAGGTGCTGCGCAATAAGCTGAACCCGGAGCAGCCGCACGAGCTGACGCTTTCCCAGCTGGTTACACTCACCGCGATCACTGACGACGCGGCAATCCTTGATGGCCTGTTGGCGCAACTTAATTGCTTGCCGGCAGTTCCAACCAACGAGGCAAAGCCCAACAGCTTGCCTACTCACACGTTAAGCGCCACTGCGGCGATCGGCGCTATCGCCGGCGAAACCGCATCCAATGCGCCTATGACGCAATCCCGTAAAAACGCCATTCTCGACCGTGCCAACCAGGCAATTCGTGATCTGTCGCTGATCGTCGTGTCGGTAGAAGCGCGTTTCCAATCTACGCCAGTGCTGGCCGCCGCTGTTGATGTGTTCAACACCTGCGCGCCGGCGTTCGGCATGAGCTGAGGTAACTACATGAAAGCTTTTGCGCATTACCTGAAACGACAATCACCGGCCCCGCAGCTGGCCAGCTTTGGCCACGGTTGGATTGAACTGCCGAACGGCCAGCGCTGGCAGCCATGCGCCAGCCGAGTGGTGTTTTTAGGGGATTCCGTTGCACCAGGTAAACAGGCCAAGCGCCGCCCCTGGTGGTTTCGCTTGATGGGAATGAGGGGGTAACGATGGCGAATCATGAGCATTGGTTAGCTGTATGTCGCTCGACTTTACACGGCCACCACAGCAAAACCCGCAAGGTGTGGAACAGCCTTAGCCCGTCACGCCGTGGCGTGTTGCTCCACGCTGCTGGCATGAAGTCTCTGTTTTGTAATTACGCCTGGGACGATTTCAGCCAGCGCGAATTGCGCCAACTTAAGCGCGGCATCCAGCGCTTGCGCGTGATGCTGGATATGTTCGCCGGCTTCAACGATTTGGATTTCCGCGTAGCGGTGCCGGGTATGCCGGAGCAGCGCAAGCCAAACGCTGAAAAGACCAGGCAACAGGATGCCGCCGCGCGCCTGCAATCCCGTGCGGATCTGCTACAGCGCATTACCGCATTACATGTAAAACACTGAGGAAAGTTATGAAAATCATCATGGTAGAAAAGCTTGGGCTTCTGGACGATTTTGCCGCGTGGGGTGTTGCTCCAAATTATGCTCGCTTCTTCCTGGCCAAGTGCCAAGAGGTTGATGGCCAGATCGCATTGGAGCCATTTGTTTTTAATGACTCAGTGCATCTGACCAATCCACACCAATGGCTTGCGGCGAATACTGCATTTTGGTGTCGGGCATATCGTGAAGCCGAAAGCAGTAAGGAACAAGCGGAGGTGCTGGCATCAATCCGCGCCATTTTCTTTGTTGCGGGTATGTTAGGCCAAGGGGCTATTACCGTTCTTATCCGCCGTTGGTGGTGTGATACGTATGATTTGCATGGCTTGCCGGCCCCGAATCAGGCGCAGCTTTCAATGATGATCTCTCATCACCTCAATTAATTAAAACCACATCGAATTCTTACGGTTTCCACCTGGTAGCCGGGGGATTCTTTTTGCCCAAATCGGAGAAAACACCATGCCAACTATCGGCCAAGACATTAGCAACCGCGCCGCGCGTGCCTCCCTTAAACATGCGCTCGACCTGGCGCGCCGCGAAGCCCAGGCGGATGCCGCTGTGAAGTTTTCCAGCCACTTAGACCGTATGGCCACCGCGATGGCCAACCAAGAGTTATCCGCCGTGGAGATCGTGGAGCTACTGCGCCAAGACGCTGAGAACTGGAAAAACGAGGGGCTTTCATGTGCTGGGTACTGCTGATCGGCGGATTTTGTGCCGTCTGGGTGTGGATGGGGCGCGCGGCTGACAAAGAGGCGGCGCAGCGACCTGAAAATCAAAGTTATGACTGAGGTTTTTTATGTCTTTAAAAGATAAGGATATTAAAGGTTATGCCGAAGTGGCGGCGGATCTGTTGAATTGGCAAGAAACCGCTTTGACGCTCAAAGCCGATGGTTACTGCCAAGAATTTATTGAATATGTCGTCAACACAACACCGGAATATGTGCTCGACTTGCAAGCGCGTTGCGTTGAGCTGGAGGAAAAACTGGCCGTGCGCGTGGAGTTGCCTGCGGGTTTGGCGCAAAAAATCAAAGTGCCCGGTTACTACGAGGCGTTAAACGACCTTATGGATTGTGTCCGTTCTGCGGGCTTTAAAATCCAAGGTGATGAGCAGTGAGTCTAACCGCTGCTGTCGAGAGAAACGGCGATTACCACGCTGCCACCCGTTGGCAGCGTGAGCAATTCGCGCCTGGTGCGCCGGATGATATAAGCATCACCGAGCGTCAGTTGTGGCAGCTGGATAAAGTCGATCACAAGTGGCGCAGCCAGTACCTGGGCGAAATGCCCGATTACCTGGCGGGCTACTTTGGCCGCCGGTATGAGCAGCTTTTCAAAAAGGGCGAGGACGGCCGACGCCGCGCCAATGCATTTTTGCGCACCACGGTGGGCGAAAATATATTGCCGCGTCTACAGCAAGTTACCCAGCGATACGAAACCCGCTTCCATACAGCGGGTTTTATGCCTTTCCCCTTCAATGACGATCTGGCCCGCTTGCCGACCCTGGGCCGCGATGAGCTGCGCAACCTGGCGCACCGCGTGGCCGATTTCCTGGCGGCCAGCTTTTCCGACTACGTCGACCGCAAATTTACCGGCCAGGCCACCACGGATAAAGAAATGCGCGCCCGCACCGCAGCTGCTTACCGCCATTTAGCCGGGTTGTGTCTGGAGGTGGGCACCGAACCGCCTTACTGGAAGAAAGCGACTACCAGCGGTGTCCGCGTGGCGCAAATGGAATCCGGCTTATTGCGGATGATGGCCCCGGAGTGGTGGCGCACTCGGTTGAAGCGTCGCCGTGATCTGATGCGTGAACACCTGGCCATTGCAGTGGGCCAGGTGCAAAAAGCCGCGTCGGCCTATGTCAGCCGTTCAACCCTGGGCGAGTGGATAGAGCAGAAGAAACGCAACCGCGAATTTTTCAATTCGTTTGAGCTGGAAAACGAGGACGGCGATCGGGTGTCGCTGGCCGACATGGTAAACGGCAGCAATGCCAACCCTGCAATTCGGAGGTGTGAACTTATGGTAAGAATGCGCGGTTTTGAAGATCTGGCCGCTGAAATGGGGTGTGTGGGCGAGTTCTACACCATAACGGCCCCGTCAAAGTATCACGCGGTGCATAGCGCCGGCGGTTTTGTGTCGCAGTGGAACGGCGCAAGCCCACGGGAAACGCAAAAATACCTGTGTGGAGTTTGGGCCAAGGCCCGCGCGGCGATCGCGCGCGCCGGCATTCACGTTTTCGGTTTCCGCGTAGTGGAGCCGCACCACGATGGAACCCCGCACTGGCACATGCTGTTATTCATGCTGCCGGGCGACGTTGACCAGGTGCGCGATATTCTTTGTTATCACGCCCGCGTGGCGGAGTCCGAGGAGTTGCAGACCGCTAAGGCGCTGAAAGCACGTTTCCACGTTGAGCCGATCGACCCAGCAAAGGGGAGCGCTACGGGCTACATCGCCAAATACATTTCCAAAAACATCGACGGTTACGCCTTGGACGGCGAGGCCGACGATGAAACCGGCGAGAACATGAAGGACATGGCCAAGGCGGTTAGCGCATGGGCAAGCCGCTGGCGCATCCGCCAGTTTCAGCAGATCGGCGGCGCGCCGGTGACCGTTTGGCGCGAACTGCGCCGGATGCGTGGCCAGCAGTTGGAAAACCCGCAGATGGATGCCGTGTTGGCGGCGGCGGATATTGCCGGCGATTGGGCGGCTTACACCCAGGCCCAGGGCGGCCCGTTAGTGGCGCGCGATGATCTGGTAGTGCGCCTGGCGTATGAAATTATCGAACGGGGCAACGTGTACGCCGAGGACGTCCAGCGGATCACCGGCATCTATTCCCCGCGTTTGGGGGAGGCATCGGCAGTTTGCACACGGCTGGTAACGTGGACGATTGTCCCGAAGTTGGCCGAAAGCGAAGCGGAGGCCGGTTTACCTGGCGGCAACGCCGCCCCTTGGAGTTCTGTCAATAACTGTACGCCAGAGGAATGGCGGCGATTATCGAGGGAGTTACAGCGACGTGGTTTTGCCGGCGATCAGTATGAGATAGACATACTCACCAGGGGCAGCGCCCTGCGGATATACGGCGACCGGGTGTTAAAAATGCGTAATGGACGCCTGGAGGAGTTGGCCAGCGATCCGGCGTGTGAGTTGTGGCCAGGCTGGAATGGGTAGTTACAGAATTATTCATTTTGCTAAATAATATGTATACTGTACGGATATACAGTATCAAATTGCTAAACCTAGAATAAGACGGAGGAAGCCGTGAGCGATTTTTTCTTTGAATCATTGGCTTTACAGCGCATTGAACTTGTGGCGCGCTTAGTCGCTAACGGGCGTTGCAGCAGCGGCGATCGGGAGTTGGCTTTATCATGGATTTCTGAGATGACGACTACACTGGCCGCAGATGTTGACCGGCAGTTACAAAAACGCCCCCAGGACGGAGGCGTTAATTCAGGCGGCGGAGGCGGCACCCTGCAATAAATCGAGCATCATTTGCCGTTGTTGTTCGCTCATGCTATCAACAACGGTTTTCAGCAGCTTGTCCCCGGTCTTTGCGCTGGGGCTAAGCGTATGAGAAAAGGTTACATTCATCACAAAAGTGTGGCCACATTCCACGTCAGTGCAAGCGCAATACAGATCGGAAATCTGGCGGTGTTTACGGGCCGTTTTTCTGATAATCGCGTTAGCGCCGCATTCCGTGCATAAGACTTTCATCACGCGCATGTTTCTGGCTCCAAAAGTGGCAAACTTCTGGAATTTTAACGTTTTTCGCCTCATAACGCACCCGATTGTGACGGTTCGACGCTGAAATTTAGGTGTAGGTGTGCTGGCACGTCCGGATCGCTATTGATGGCATCCGTAATCATGCGTTGTACGGGGATCACCTCGTCTTTTCGGTAGGTTTCGCGGGCTTTCTCCGGGTCGCCCAGGCCCGCCGTGTTGCCTGGAATAATGCCGGCCAGGCCCGCCGGGAAGCGATGCGCCGCCAGAACGTCTTGGGCGCTGATGTTTTTCACGTTGGCAAACTCATCCTTTGCGCTGATGTCGCCGATCGGAATGAATTTAATCCCCTCCGGGTCACCTTTCGGGATATTCACAAACAGCGTGCTGAAATTGCCGATCCCCTTGCTTTGCTCCAGGCTTTGCACGATTTCATCTTCAACCTCAGTGCTTAAATTGGGGTCGTTGGTGTAGATGATGCCGCCGGTGTGCGCGCCGTTGTGGTAGTAGCGACGGCGAAAGATAGTGGCCTCACTGTTTAACAGCGCGGAGTGGATGCCGCCGATGTAGTCCGGCAGGCCATAAACTTGTTGCTGCGGATCGTACTGGCGTAAAAAAATCACATCCTCCTCCAGGAACGGCAGCGGCTCCCCCTTTTGCAGAACAACAAAAGAGCCGTCTTTTCGGCGCCGGGTATAGAGCGACGGCAGCGGGGCCAGGGCGCACACCTCGCCCCAGCCGTTGCGCACTTTCGCAATGGCCAGATCGCCGAAGGTGAAGTAATCAAAAATTCCTCCTTTCAATTCCTGGTGTGACAGGCCGCCGCCCTGGTAATCCGCCGCCACCATGTTATGGCGCGCGTACAGCACGCCGCCGTGCTGGCCGTTCAGGTTGACCAGCTGCGCCAGCGCCAGGCGGTCAATCGGCAGCGTGTAATGGTCAAAGTCATTGTCATACCAGATCTCCCGGTAATCGGTGCCGGTGGTGAGTACCGGCTCCGGCTTGCCCAGGGTGGTGATGCTCATCTTGCGCGCCGGCGTCGTCTCGGCGGCGCGTTGGTGGTTTGCCGCTGCACGGCGCTGGCGTTGCTTGTTCTTTTTCATGCGGCCTTTCTCGTTTTCCATGTTGATTTGCGTTGGTTCTCAAAGTTGAGCGGTTCGTTATCCACGGCATGGGCGATGGCAAAAAACACGTCCGCGTGTCCCGTTTCCTGGGTGCGATCCGCGACAAAGGTCATGCTGTTGCCTTTGGTCGTACTGGTGCGCCGGATGGCCAGGAAACTGGCCGGGATCTCTTTCTGCTCGCTGTCCCATTCGATGCGCTGGCTTTCCACCACATCCACCATTTTCAGCACCAGGCGCGTTTTGCTCTCCAGTCCGTAATGGATGGCCACCGCCTGACGCATGGCGAAGCCCTGCACCATTTCAAACACGCCGCTGCCGATGCCGGTAATGTCGATCCCGATGTGTGTCATGTTGTAGCGCTCAAACAGCGCCTTTATCTGGTTGGCCTGGTGCTTCCAGTTCATCCCCTGCCAATAGAACGTGGCCAGGACGCGGAAGCGTTCACCGGCATAGAGCGGCGGGGCCACAATCACAAAGGTGGACGTGTCGCCGCTGCGCGCCGGGTCGAAGCCGGCCCACACTTCACGATTGCCGAACGGGCGCGCGGCGGTGGGGTCGTGGTCTTGCCAGAGCGACACCTCAACCCCGCAGCGCTCCAGCTCGTTGAAGCGGAAAACGCTATCGCCGCTATCCACGAACACGCACATGTAAAGCATGTTGAACGTGTCGCGGTTGTACTTGTTGCGCAGCTTGTCGATGCTGGCCCGGTTAAACCCGCCGGCGATCGCATCTTCCATTGTGATGACGTAGCGCCATTGCTCATCGGGACAAATCCGCCCGCCGTCGCGCAGCTCCTTGAACGCCGGAAACTCCACCTTTTTGCGCTTGGCGTCGCCGCGCTTCCAGTCCTCACCCGTCCAAAACGGGTAAGCCTGGTGTGTCTTACTGCTGGGCGTGGAAAAGTAGGTTGTGCGCCAGCAGTCATGCGTGGCCATTGCGCTGGCCACCTCGTTAAGGCGCGCAAAGTTCTGTATCCAGAAATACTCGTCCACATACAGGTGGCCGCTGTAGGATTGCGCCGTGTTGGAGTTGGTGGAAAGAAAACGCAGCTCCGCGCCGTTGCTCAAGCGGATCGGGTTGCCGGTCAGCGTCACGCCGAAATACTGCTCCGCGATGTTGACGATGTACGAGCGGAACACCTCGGCCTGCGGGCGTGAAGCCGAAAGGAAAATTTGCGGATCGCCGGTCATTACGGCGTTTTCCAATGCCTCAAACGCGAAATACCAGGTTGCGCCGATCTGCCGGCTTTTCAGGATGTTGCGGATTTGCTGGGTGATGTTTAGGCGCAGGTGTTTTTGGTAGCCGAAAAGGTGCTCGTCGGCGAACGCGTCGAAATCCTCCTGAGTCAGCGAGGAAATATCATTTTTGCGGTATTTGCGCTTTTTCTTGCCAGTGTCCTGGTCACCGTCGCCGGCAGCGGAATATTCGCCATTTCCCTGGGAAGCGGCGGCGGCAAGTTTCTCTGCATGTTTGGCTTGCTGAATACGCAGTTTGCAATGATGCGCGATCAGGCTATCAAGTTCTTTGTGCTCCAGTTCTGTTTTACCGTCGCGGTGGGTTAATACCTGAATGCGGCGGTTGATTGTCTCCTCAATGCTTTCATGGCTGAGCATATCCGCCCAGCTCCATTTTGTAGCCCAATAGTAAATAATTCGCGCATTCGGCAAATTAAGTTCGTTGGCGATCTCTTTAGGCGTCCAATGTTTTAAGTACAGCGAACGCGCAACGCCGATTAGTTCATCTGAATATTTAGCCATGTGCCAATTATGCAGGCTTTATTTTCGGTTAACTTCGGGTGTTAATCGGTATGGTTCGGTTAATAGCGCTTATCCGAATTCATAAGATATTTAGGCCGTGCGGGATGTGAATTAATTGGCGATACTGCATCTGTCGAAACAAACACGAAATTGAAAGTAGGGGTTATGTCAGATTCGCAATTAATGACGAACTGGATTTGTGTTTGCGCCGAAGGTGACACGGTTGATGGCCGTTATATTAAAAGGCAATGGATAACGGATGCCGCCGAGCTATACGACCCTAATTTGTATACCGCGCTTTTATGGCCGGAACACTCCCGAAATTACGGTAATCGGGGGCGGGTGTTAGAGCTAATGAGCCAGGAAGGTGATGATGGGGTTATGCGGCTTTATGCGAGGCTGTGCCCGAATCTATCACTCATGCAGGCAAATGCAGACGGGCAGCTACTCTTTTGCTCCGCAGAATTTACGCCTGATGGCAATTTTCGCGGAACGGGTAAGAGCTACCTGGAAGGGCTGGGCGTTACCGATGAACCGGCTAGCGTTTACACGGAGCGAATGCGTTTTAGCAAACGCCACAAAAATAAACGGTATGGCGCATTAAAGCCGCTGGCTTTTGATGAGGTCAAAGAAATTAAAGAGGAAGTTAAGATGTCAGGAAATAAAAAGAAAGGCTGGCGTAGCATGTTCTCCATTGAGGAGGAATTGCCAGAAACCCCAGCCGAAGGCGATAAATTGCAGGCGCTGGCGGAAGCCTTGGCCGATATTGAAACGCGCCTTTCAGCGTTGGAAGGTAAAGCCGCAGAAACTGCAACCGCCGTTGAAGAAGTCCAGGAAGATATGGACACCGTAAAAGAAGTTGTGGATACCCAGGAATTTAAAACCCTGCGCGATAATATCAGCGGTATCGTGAAGAACTTCAGCAAACTGGACAAGCAAGTTACCCAATTGCCGAGCCGCAATCCGGGTAAAGGCCGCAAGCCGTTTACTCATCTGGTGTAATACGATTTGCGTTATTCCCTTGGGGAAAATTAGTGTTTATTCATCCGATGGGTGAGGGGTATCTATGTTTTTAAATCAACGTGCGCGTGAGTTCTTGCAGAAATATAGCGCAGGTTTGGCGGAAGCCTACGGTCAAGAAAATGTCGAACGATATTTTTCTCTGACCGATCCAAAAGAGACGCAATTGCGCGCTGCGCTGCTGGAGTCCGTGGATTTCCTGTCCATGATCACCGTTGCCGATGTTGACCAGCTTACCGGTCAGGTGGTGAACGTGGGCAATCCGGGCATCTTCACCGGGCGAAAAGAGGGCGGCCGCTTTATCCGCAAAACCGGCATCGATGGCCTGGAATATAAGCTCGCGGAAACCGACTCCGGCGCGGCGCTGACCTGGGCCATGTTGTCCGTTTGGGCGAATGCCGGCGACGAAAACGAGTTTTTCCAGCGTATGCAGGAGTTTACCAACCAATCCTTTGCCCTGGACATGTTGCGCATTGGCTTTAACGGTAAATCCGTGGCGAAAACGTCTGATCCAGAGAAAAACCCGAATGGCGAAGACGTCAATATCGGCTGGCAACAGTTCGTTAAGAACTATGACGAAAACCAGATCATTACCGATGCGGTGAGCCTGGGGGCCGGCGGTGATTATGTGTCGCTCGATGCGATGGCATCTGACCTTATCAACAGCAAGATCCCGGCGCAGTTCCGCAACGACCCGCGTTTAACCGTGTTGGTTGGTGCTGACCTGGTGGCAGCGGAGCAACACCGTTTGTACCAGGCCGCCGATCGCCCAACGGAAAAAATCGCGGCCCAAATGCTGGGAACGTCCATCGCTGGCCGTCCGGCGATCGTGCCGCCGTTTATGCCGGGCAAGCGCATGGTGGTGACGCCATTGAGCAACCTTCACATCTATACCCAGCGCCGCACCCGCGAGCGTAAAGCGGAGTTTGTGGAAGATCGTAAGCAGTACGAGAACAAGTATCTGCGCAACGAAGGTTACGCCGTGGAATACCCGGAAATGTACGCCGCCTTTGATGAATCCGCCGTGACCATTGGCAAGGTGGAAGCGCCGAAAGGGGAGTAAGCGCAATGTCACTTTCCCCCGCGCAGCGCCACACGGCCAGGGTTCAGGCCGAGCGCAAACTTGAACGCCAGCAGGCGCTGGCAGGTTGGGACAGTCTGCACCTACAGGTGCAGGCAATGGAGCGGGATATTCGCCGGCTGCGTGAGCTGCCGCGCACCGCTGACCGCATCGCCATGAAACGCGATGAGCTGTTGCCGCGCTGGTTGCCGACCGTGGAAACCTACCTGGCGGAGGGCGAAGTTTACGCCAACCCCATTTTTGCCTGGTGCGTGATCTGGCTGTTTGACGTGGGGGATTTTGATAAGGCGTTGGATTGGGCCGACCTGGCGATCGCCCAGCGGCAGCAGACGCCGGACAGGCTAAAACGCAGCTTTGCCGCGTTTGTGGCGGATACGGTGTTGAGCTGGGCAGAGGAGGAGGCCAGCCGGGGCGAAAGCCTGGAGCCGTACTTCTCCCGCACCTTTGCCAACGTGCGGGATAACTGGCGACTGCATGAGGAAATCAGCGCCAAGTGGTTCAAGTTTGCCGGGCTGATGCTGTTGCGTGATGACAACGGCCAGCCGCTGGCCAGCGCCGTGGAGGATGTGGCGACGCTGAAACAGGCGGATGCATTGTTGGCCCAGGCGCAGGCATTTAACCCCAGAGGGGCCGGCGTTAAGACGCAGCGGCAGCGAATTGCGGCCAGGCTGCGGGCGCTGGAAAAAGAATAAAAGACTACCGCAAGCCAAAGCGGGCGCGGTGGAGGCAAGGCACTTCGGTGCGATGTGCTATGGAAACCGGTCTGCCCGCTTTTTTCGGAGTAGCAACGATGTTTAACGGCAAGGCGACGGATTACCAGGATGAGACGCTAACCAACAACGGGTTTTGGCCGGATTTGAGCCTGGCAGCGTTCCAGAAGCGGCGCAACATTCCGCCGGATATTGACGCGGAAACCCTGGGGGCGGCCCTGGTGGCCAGCGTGGCCGAGATTAATTTAGACCTGGAAAAGCTGGCGGCCCAGCACCAGGCGAAGGGATACACCACGGCCAAGGATGTGCCAGGCGTGGCGATCGGTGAGAAAAGCGCGCTGATCGCGCAGTACGAAAAAGCCGTTTTTGCCAGGGCAAAGGCGGATTTGCTGGGCGAATACTCGACGCAGTTTAGCCGGGCACCGAATGCCGGCCAGGAAAACCCGGAAACCCGCAGCCGACTGTTAGCGGAAGCCGCCACGGTGCTGCGCAACATGAAGGGGGCGCGGCGATCGTCGGCGCGGCTGGTATGAGCAAGTTAGAGACGCTAACCGCGTTCCTCCAGGCCAATTTGCCGGCGCGCGTGGCCAACCTGGAATTTAACAGCGACATGGAAGAAGTGAGCTTTATCAACGCGCAGAGGGATTTGGGGCTGAACCAATACCAATTGGCGGTGATGGAGTACGAGGCGGTTTTGTCTTGGGGGCGCTTCCCGTATCGCCAATTTGACCCGCGCAACCTGTGCGCGCTGTTGCTGGCCTGGCTGATTGAGAACGCCGACCAGGGGCTAATTGAACAGGGGTTCGAACCGGTGTTGCCGGAGCTGACGATCGTGGTCACGGACGATAAAACCGCGTTGGTGGAAATCGCGCTCAAGATGGCGGAGCCGCTGACGCTGACCCAGGACGAAGAAGGGCTAATCCCTTTCGACGGCAAGCGCTGGCGGTTGGCCGACCCGGAAATTTGGTGGGCCCTGGAAGGGCGCGTGTATGGCGTGGGCAGCACCGGCGCGCCGATCGGTGAAACGCCGTGATTATCAACGGCGAGTTGAGCCGCCCGCAGCTGCGGGAGCTGCGCAAAGAATTGGCCAAGCTGGAAATGCCCCAGGCCAAACGCCAACGCCTGCTATGGCGCATGGCCAAATACGGGGTGATAGCTGCGGCTAAGCGCAACGTGCGCAACCAGCAGCAGCCGGACGGCACGCCCTGGGAAGGGAGGAAGACCCGGCGACGCGGCAAGATGCTGCGCAACATGCCCAATTTGCTGCATATCCGCGACATGCCAGAGCGGGAGGCCGTAAGGCTTTACCTCCAGGGCGGTGGATACCGCAACGGCAATAAGGCCGTGCCGGCGGGCGTGGTGGGGTTTTCGCAATCGGCAGGTATGCGGGTTTCCATTAAGCGGGAACAGGTGGCCGGCAGGAAAGCCGACACCGAGCGGCAAGCCACGCTGCGCCAGGCTAAGAAGCTGCGCCAGCTGGGTTATCAGGTGAGGCGCGGGAAGCGCTGGCGAAAGCCGCCGCTCAAGGAAATTGTGGGAAATATGTCATTCGCGCAGGCCGGCTTGCTGATCCGCAAGTTGAGCGGCAAGGCGGCCAAAACGGCCTGGACGGTCGATTTACCGTCCCGCCCGTTCCTGGGCATGAGTGACGCGGATTTTAACAAAGCGTTGGCGCGTCAACTCCAGGCAATTGGGTTTGGCTGGAATGTGAAAGCGCAAGACATTAAGGGGAAACAATGAGTTGGCCAACGATTCAGGTTAACCAGGTAAACCGGCACCAGGGCGAAACCAAAGAGATCGAGCGGGTATTGCTGTTTGTCGGGGCCGGTAAAACCAATATCGGCAAAACGCTGCCGGTGAACACGCAAACCGATCTGGATGTGCTGTTGGGCGTGGGGGATTCGGTGCTGAAAAGCAACCTCCAGGCCGCCAAGCTGAACGCCGGGCAAAACTGGTTCGCGTATGTGCATGTGCTGGCGGAAGCCGACGCCGCCAAAAACTGGCCGGCGGCGGTACTGGCCGCGCAGCGTGTGGCGAGTGTGGAGGGCATCGTTAACCTGGTGCCGGCAACGCTCGATGTTGTGAAGCAGGCGCAGAGCCTGCGGGCGGAGATTATCGCCAAGTTTGGCCGCTGGCAGTGGTTCATTCTGTCGGTGGAATCGCTGCAAAAGGGAGAGGGTTGGGCCGAGTATGTGGGCCGCATCAACGACCTGCAAAAAGGCGTTGCCGAGCCGGCGATCCAGTTGGTGCCGCGTCTGTGGGGCAATGAGCCGGGCGTTTTGGCGGGCCGACTGTGTAACCGCGCTGTGACGATCGCCGATAGCCCGGCCCGTGTGGCTACCGGGGCGCTGGTCGAAATGGGCAGCACATCCACACCGGTGGACGGTTCCGGGGAAGTGTTGGAGCTGGCGACGCTCCAGGCGTTGGAGGCAAACCGCTTTAGCGTGCCGATGTGGTATCCCGATTATGACGGCCTTTATTGGTCTGACGGGCGCACCCTGGATGTGGAGGGCGGCGATTTCCAGGCAGTGGAAAGCCTGCGCGTAGTGGATAAGGCGGCGCGCCGTGTGCGACTGCTGGCAATTCCTAAGATTGCCGATCGGTCACTGAACAGCACGCCAACCAGCATTGCGGCGCACCAACAGTATTTTGCCAAGACGTTGCGAGAAATGGCGCGCAGTACGCAGATTAACGGCGTGACGTTCCCCGGCGAAGTCAAAGCGCCGCTGGAGGGAGATGTGCAAATTACCTGGCGCACCTCCACCAAGGTGGAAATTTACCTGGTGATCCGTACCTACGAATGCCCGAAAGGCATCACGGTTAGCCTGATGTTGGATAACTCGCTGGAGGGCGCGGCATGACAAAACGAATTTCTGGCCAGTCGGTTGATTTCAACATGGACGGTGATTTAGTCCATGCGGAAAAAGTGAGCCTGAGCATTACCGACAACACCGCCGCAGCCCAAACGGGCGGCGTGCCCGATGGCTGGGTTTCCGGCGACGTGGCCGCCGAGGGGGAAATGGAGCTAAGCACCAAATCCCTGGCGCAGGTGACCGCCAAGGCGCGGGCCGCCGGCAGCTGGCGCGGCATCCCGCCGATTGATCTGATGTGGTACGCCAAGGCCGGCGGGGAGGAGCTGAAAGTGGAGGCGTTCGGCTGCAAGCTGATTTTGAGTGACATTCTGGATGTTGATCCGAAGGGCGGCAGCATTATGACGCACAAGATTAAGTTTGTGGTGACGGACGCGGATTTTGTGCGCCTGGGCGGCATTCCTTACCTGGAAGCGGAAGTGACGCAGAACCTGATCGGGTAAGGGTGACAGATGCAAGAGCATGAAAAAACGTTCTGGAGCCTGCTGTTATTGGGCGCGCTGATTGCTATCGGCAAGGTGTTAAGTAGCGATGAGCCGATCACCCCTCGATTGTTTATCGGTCGGGTGATCCTGGGAACGGGCACGGCAATGGTGGCAGGCGCGGCGCTGATTTGGGTGCCAGGTCTGCCCACCCTCGGGGTGGTGGGGGTAGGGGCGGCCCTGGGCATCGCCGGCCACCAGGCCGTTGAGCTGTGGCTTAAACGTAAGGGCAGCAATCTGTTAGCGGGGAAGATGAAAGATGACGTTAAGTGAAAAGCAGCAGCTGTTTACCGCCTTGATCGGCCAGCTGATCACCTGGGCCGGCGATCATGGCTACCGGCTGACGTTCGGCGAAGCCTACCGCACGCCTGAGCAGGCCGCGCGCAATGCCAAGACCGGCGCAGGCATCGCCAATAGCCTGCACACGCAGCGCCTGGCGGTGGATTTCAACCTGTTTATTAACGGCGTGTACCAGACCCAAACCGAGGCATATACACCGCTCGGCGAGTATTGGGAAAGCCTGGGCGGTGCCTGGGGTGGCCGCTTCAAAGACCGTCCGGACGGCAACCATTTTAGCCTGGCGCACGACGGGCGGCGCTGATGGCCAAGGGGGCATGGTTGGGCCTGCTGGCCCTGGTGGCCAGCTTTGCCGGCGGCTGGCAGTCCAATGGCTGGCATCGGGATAGCCTAGCGTTGGCCGTAGAACGGGCCGCGCAGCGGGCCGGGGAGGAATCCCGCCAGGCATCGGAGAACGTGGCCAGCCGTTCGGCCCGGCAGTTGGAAAGCAAGCTGGAGGCGTTGCGCGATGCTCAACCGAAAGAGATCCGCACCGAAGTGGTTAAGCCGGTATTTACCCGCGTTTGTGTGTCTGATGAGTTTGTCAGGATGTACAACGACGCCGCAGATAAAGCCGAACGTGCCATTTCAGGAAAGTTTGCTCGTTAAATGCCCGGAGCAATTACCCAGGATAAACGGGGTAACCGGTAAAGATGTTAGCGAGCCGTTATTAACCTATTTAGATATTTATCCGCTGTGCGCCGCGCGGCATAACCAATTAGTAGACGAAATAAATCAACGTAAGGAATTACAGCAATGAGCAAAGCAGAAAATAAAATCACTTTGACTATCCAGGGCAAAGACGTGGCTTTTGAGCCAAACACCACGGCCTATAACAGCCTGATTAACGATATGGCGATGGATAATAAAGTCGCCCCGCATGTGACCTATTTGCGCCGTATCGTTGCGGAGGAAAGTAAAACCGACCTGGATGATCTGCTTAAACTGCCGGGCGCACCATTGCAAATCGCGGAAGCGGTAAACGCGAAATATGCGCCGAAACTGGAAATTGAAGTAAAAAACTAACCAACCGGCTGCGGGCTATTGATAACAATTTCATTGAACAAGCGCTAACGCTGCGGCGTTATTACTTGCCGGCTGAAAATGATAGCTCTGAGAACCTAGCCCGCGCCATTTGGCTGGATAACCGGCATTGGGAAAATATGCGCGTGGCCACCGCAAACGGCATTTCTTTGGCATTTAAAGGCGAATAATGAAACAGCTAGATTTTACCCTGAGCCTGATCGACAAACTGACGCGGCCCCTGAAACAGGCCCAGGCATCGGTTACCGGTTTCGCGGAAAAATCGCAAGCGGCCTTTGGCAAGATTGCCGTAGGTGGGGCCGGGTTGGTCGGCGTTGGGTTGTCGATTAAGGGGGCGTTAGGCCCAGCTATCGAGATCACTGACGCGCTGAACGCGGCGGCCACGAAAGGGATTGATGACAGCACCTTGCAAAAGGTGGCGGGCGATGCGCTGGCCTTTGCCGCCAAATATGGCAAGTCGTCGGTGGACTTTATCACGTCTACCGAAGCGATCCGCAGCCAGGTGGGATTGCTGACCAACCAGGAGTTGCCGGCGTTTGCCGTGGCGACCAATACCCTGGCAGCGGCCACGAAAGCCAGCGGCGCAGAGGCGGCGGAGTACATGGGCAGCATGTACAACAAATTCAGCAGCTACGCCGAGAAGATGGGCCGCGTGAATTTCGCCGAGCAACTTGCCGGCAAAACGGCCTACATGGTCAAAGCCTTTGGCACAAACATGGGGGCGATCTCTGACCTGATGGAGGGAGCCAGGGGCGTGGGGGCAAACTACGGCGTCGGCATCGATGAGCAGTTAGCCGTGATGGGGCAACTTGAGCGCACGTTAGGATCGGAAGCCAGCAGCGTTTACGAGTCGTTTTACCAGACGGCCCAGGACGGGGCCAAAAAGCTGGGAATGAGCTTTGTTAACGCGGCGGGCGGCATGGTCAGCTTGCCGGAAATGCTGGAGAAATTACAGACGCGCTACGGCAAGAGCATAGAGGGGAACCTCAAGGCGCAAGCCGCGCTGGATGATGCGTTTGGCGATTCGTCGGTACTGATTAAGCAGCTTTACGGCAATGTGGATCTGCTGAAACGGCACATTACCGAGCTGGGCAGCAATGACGGGATGAAGCGCGCCACGGAAATGGCGGAGCGCATGGCCAATCCGTGGGAACGGCTTACCGCGATCTGGTATTCCATCCGGGCGGCGATGGGGTTAACGCTGTTGCCGGTGCTCTATCCGCTGATTAACAAAATGGCGGACGCGGGGCAAACCCTGGTGCGCTGGTTGAAGCTGTTCCCCAACCTGGCGCGGGCCATTGGCCTGGCGGTGCTGGCGTTCCTGAGCCTGGCGGCGGCGGGGGCGATAGCCAACCTGGCGATCGGCGTCCATATGTTCCTGATGCTGGGGTTACGCAACCTGCTGGGGCCGGTGGCCAAATTGCTGGGCCTCAATCGCCTGGCCATGCTGGCCGGCGGCGCGGCTACGGCGGTGTTTAACCGTGGCCTGGTGATGCTGCGCGCGGGCCTGCTGGCGGCGTCGATTGCCGCCCGCACCGGTGCGGTGTCGTTCCTGCTGATGAGCTGGCCGATCGCGCTGTTGGTGGCCGCTATCGGTGCCGTGGCGGCGGCGGTGTGGATGTTCTGGAAGCCGATTAAGGCGTTTGTGTCCGGGTTTATTGCCGGCTTTAAAGAGGCCGCCGGCGCGCTGTCCCCCTTTGCCGGCGCGTTTGACCTGGTGAAGCGGGCGGCGGCTGGGGTATGGGATGCGATTAAGACGCTGTTTGGCTGGTTCGTTAACCTGCTAACCCCTGTCCAGAGCACGGCGGCGGAGCTGCAAGCCGTCACCACTGCCGGCCAGCTGTGTGGCCAGATCGTTGCCGGCGCGATCGGCTTGTTGCTGTCGCCGATTGAGCTGGTGATCAAGACGGTCGGCCACTTGTTCGATGCGTTCGGCATCGTTAAGCAAGGTTGGCTGGACGTGGTGGCCGCGTTTGATCCGTCGTCGCCGATTGCGTCATTTATGACGATTGGCCGTGTGGTATCGGGCGTATTTACCAAGCTGTGGGGCGTGTTCCGGTCTGCGTTTGCCGACACCTACAACTGGATCATCGACAAAATCAACATGTTGCCGGGCGTCAGTATTGACCCCATGCATGTGGATGTAGTGCCGACGGTGACTGAACCCCAGGGAATGGTAAACATGCCGCCGGTGACGGTGCCGGCGATTGATGCGGGCGCGTTGCCCACGGGCCTGGCCATGTTGGAGGGTAGCAGCGCATTGCCGGCAGCGACCCAGGCTGCGGCAGTGGCCCCGGTGGCTGTACCACAACCTGCGCCGGCGCTGATGCCGGCGGCGGGGGCACGCAAAACGCTGATTGAGGATGTGAGCGATCCTATCGTGGTGCCCAGGGCGATGCAGGGAACGGCGGCGACGCCCGCACCACAGGTGCCGGTGGTGAAGGTGCCGCAGCCCCCGGCGCAGCAGGTGCAGGTGCTGGCCCAGGTGCAGACCGAGAAAAGCGCGCCGCCACCGCCCGCGCCGGATAAGTTGCTAAGCGGCGGCCGGTTAAAAGGAATTGGCCCCGGTGGGATTAATAAGGAAATTAACAATAATTCCCGAACCATTACCGACAACCGCAAAAATATTGAGAACGTCCATATTAACGTTAAGCAGGGTATGACGCCCGAGCAGCTAATGGAATGGCAGGAATTAAGTTAATGAGTGAACCCCTTTATATTGACCTGCTAATTGAAAATGGCGATTTCTCGCTAAATACAGGCCGGGAGCCGGTGTTATGTCATAACCGGGTAAGCATTGGGCAAGATTGTGTCCATGCCATTTTAGAAAGTGGATTGGTCACGCAATTAGTGGCGGAAAGAAGTCCAACGCTTCGCGCTGACGTCATTATGCAAATGGTGTTGTTGCTGGAAGACGATACGCGAATTATTCCGGGCACGGTCGTGATTAGCGAGGAAACGTTAAAGCGGTTGTGGGTGACCGCAGAAACTTATGATTTCGGCAAAGTGGAGGCCAGCGTTAATTATGACAATGAAACCGCAGGTTGATTACGAGAAAGCCTTAACAGAAAGCGGAATGCCCATTACCACGGAGCAAGTTAATTCCAAATTTAACGAGCTGGTGACCGCCGAAGGGTTAATTACCAATACGTCCAAAATGTCGCCGTTTTGGCGACTTATCCAGGCGATTATTACCGCCCCGGTGATGTGGTTAAAGGATGTTCTGGTGTCGGTCGTCATGGCCAACATGTATTTGGCCACCGCCGGCGGCACCTGGTTGGAAATGTTCGCCTGGGGCGTCAACGTGAAGCGCAAGCCGGCGACGGCCGCCGAGGGCGTTTTTCGGTTCGACAAGGAAAACGCCAGTGTCATGGTCACGATCCCCGCCGGCACGGTGGTGCAAACCGAGCGGCTTAACGGCCATGTTTACAGCGTGGCGGTGGTGAAGGAAACCACGTTGGCCGCCGGCACCGCCGGCGGGCTGGTGCCGGTGAAAGCGACCGAGCCAGGCGGCGCGCATAACCTGGCCCCCGGTTACTACCGGATTTTACCCCAGGCGGTGCCGGGCATTGTGCGGGTGGAAAACGAGGAGGGCTGGTTACTGGCCCCCGGCGCTGACCAGGAATCCGACGACGATTTACGGGACAGGGCGCGCAACCAATACAACCTGGCGGGAAACTATCACACGGATGCGGTTTACCGCAGCATGATCGCCAGCGTCGCCGGGCTGAGTATCGACCGAATTTTTTTCCAGCACGACGCCCCGCGCGGGCCAGGAACAGCAAATGCCTATCTGCTGCTGGATTCTGGCGTGGCCTCGCAGCCGTTCATTAACGCGGTTAATGACTACATCACCAACAAGGGGAACCACGGCCACGGCGATGATATGCAGTGTTTCGCCATGCCGGAAACCCAACACAACCTGGCCGTGACGCTGTTTGTGGAGAACAAAGCCAACTTTACGGCGGATGCGCTGGCCGCGCTGACGCGAAACAGCGAAACCCTGATCCGCTGCGCGTTCCGGCAAAACGCCGAGTACGACGTAAAGAAAACCTGGCCTTATGCGCGCTTCTCGTTTTCGAACCTGGCCAGGGAGTTACACCGCGCTTTCCCCGAGCTGGAATCTATCGCGTTTTCCCTGGGCGATATTGTTAGCGAGCTGAACGTGCCGCGTTTGAAAACCTTGAAACTGGAGGTTGCCGATGCCTGATTTTAAAGAACGCCTGGCGGGGATGCTGTTGCCGTCCTGGATGAATCGCGGGGAGCCGGCCAAGCTGCTGCGCGCCTGCCGCAATTTCTGGTTGTGGGTGCATGGCTGGCTGACCTGGCCGCTGAAACAGCTGGATGCGGCCACCTGCGCGGTGCCGTTGCTCCAGGTGCTGGCGTACCAGCGCGATATTACCCGCTTCAACGGGGAGCCGCTGGAGCTGTTCCGCAAGCGCGTGCAGTACGCCTTTATCAACGCCCGCGATGCGGGATCGGTGGCCGGCTTTATCGCCATTTTTGAGCGCCTGGGCGTGGGCTATGTGGAAATCCTGGAGCGCCAGCCGGGCATAGATTGGGACGTGATCAGCGTCCGCGTGACCGATGGCCAGGTGGCCAGTAATCCCGATCTGCTGATGCAGGTTATCCGGCAGTATGGCCGCACCTGTCGCCGCTATCGATTTGAAGTGATTAACAATTCTGTCCTGCAACTACGCGCTGGCTGGGTGGGATGTGAATACGTGACTTACAGCGCCGCCAGCGCGGCGGTCAGTACCAATAACCAACATTCCGCCACCGTGGCGAGCGCAACACTGAAAGGATAATCAACATGTCACAAACCGCGATCACCTTTGCCTTTGAGCAATGGAAAGCAAAAGAAGCCGTGAACGGCTCCCGCGTGGTGCTGGATGAGTTCGTTTTCGCCAACGTGCCGGGCCTCGATGCCGGCAAGCCGATTGACCGCAAAGAAGGAATGCCGCCGGCGGGCCAGATTGTGCACCGCCAGGCAGTGAACAAAACCGGCGTCGTGAACAACAACGCCGTGGTGTATTCGGTCACCCTGGGCACCGAGGTGGGCGATTTTGACTTCAACTGGATCGGCCTGGTGAACAAGGCCAGCAACACGGTAGCGATGATTGTTCATGCGCCAACGCAACGCAAGGTGGCCAACCATGCCGGCCAGCAGGGCAACGCGATCACCCGCTCCTTTGTGATGGAGTATGACGGCGCGGCCAGCGAGACGGCGATCACCACGCCAGCGGAAACCTGGCAGATCGACTTTACCGCGCGCCTGGGCGGTATCGATGAGATGCAGCGCCTGATTAACCGCGATCACTACGGTGCCGGCGCGTTCTTTGGCAATGGGTTCCTGGTGGCCAAGGCCGGCGCGCAGTATTTCGTGACGGCGGGCACCGGCTATGTGGGCGGGCTGCGCGCGGTGCTGGCGGCAAACCAAAATATTACCGTGACGGCCAAGCCTATCAAGGTGTGGGCCGATGTGAGTTTACAGGGCAACGTGGTAAGCCAGTGGGCGGCGGCGGTGAAATTCACCGTTGCGGCGACCGCAGCGGATTACACGGATAACGCCGGCTTTAAGCACTATGTGTTTGCGGTGGCCAGTATCGACGCCGCCGGCAACATTACCGACCTGCGCCCGCAAGGTTCCCTGTCAGACCAGGCCGGCAATGATGCCTACTTGCGCAAGGATGATAACTTGGCCTCCCTCAAGGATAAGGCGAAAAGCCGGGGGAGTTTGGGCCTGGGCACCGCTGCCACGCGTAACGTGGGCGTGGAAGGTGGCAATGTGATGGAGGTCGGGGCGTTTGGTCTGGGTATGGGCGCCCGGCATCGTGATGATGCTTACTGTAACCAGGGCGAAATCTACCGGCTAAACAACGCCTCGAAAAACGCCCCCGGTAATCAGGTTTATGGCGTCTTGAGTCTGCCGTGCGACGGTGGCCCGTCAGGGGGTTACCTGGCTGTGCAAAATAACGGTAACGCTTTTTTTGGTAGTTCAAACATCCCGGCTAACGGGGTTGATTGGTATCAGGTTTACACCACGAAATTTAAGCCCAAAGCGCAGGATGTGGACGCGGTATCGGCCACGCAGGGCGGCGAGTTCAAGAAGGAAATCCAGGCATCCGGCGGCGTGATGGTGGCGAATAGCTGGAAAGCCAAACCAGGCGGCCTTTTCCCTGGGAACGGGGACGGGGCCAGCCATGAAACCTGCAATGTGGATCTGCAAAGCTGGTATGGCCTGGGCTTTTTTAACACCTGTAAAGCGGAAGGGATACAGGGGCGAACGGCGTTCTTGAACGTGCGCACCGGGTCATTTTCGGCCAAGGGGCGGATCACTGGCGCATCCGTGTGGGATGGCGACGCCCGCGTTTACTCGCCGGCGAACAAGCCCACGGCGGCGGATGTGGGCGCGCTGACCGATGCCCAGGCGGCGCAGAAATATGCCCTGCGTTCTATCCGCGTGAACGGCAAGCCGCTGACCGGTGACGTTAACTTGTTGGCGTCGGATGTGAACGCCTGGAACAAGACCGAGGCAGACGGGCGTTTTGTGAAACAGGCCGGCGACACCATGACCGGGCCGCTGACGGTGCCGCGCATTGTGTTTCCTGATGGGTCTACAGCAAACGCGGATAGCGATGTGAACCGCCCCAACGGATTTACCGTTGAATCGTTGGCCGAGGCCACCAATAAGGGGTATCCGGTGCCGGGTGGCATGGGGATTTTGTTCACCGGCAAGGCAAACGAGTTTCGCAACGCGCAGTTTTTGGTGGGGTCGGGTGACCGCTCTTTCTACCTGCGATCCATGCGGAAAGATAGCCCTGGCTCTACTGAGTGGGCGCGGGTGTACACCACGGACTACAAACCGACCATTAGCGATGTGAAGGCCGCCGACCACAGCAATAACTTTGCTGCGCGGATGGGGGTTGCCCGTGTGCTTACCGGGGCAGAAAAACCGACGTCTCCAGGCGTATGGAGCGTGGAAAATAGCTCTTGGACGCCTGTTGCGTGGGGAACGCTGTATGTGGCCACCAACGGCACCAATTTAAGCACGGCCTCCGGTAACGGAAAATTTATTCACTATCTGTTTATCGCCCACGGCACCGCGAACAAGTTCTATGTTGCAACGGATGTGAACGGCGGATTCACCGGCTGGGAAAGCTATCTACCCAGGAAAGGCGGCCAGCTTTCGGGGGTGTTGACGAGCAGTGCCGAAATTACGGCGAAATATCTGTCAACGCCAACGGGCGCACCTCCAGAAGGGAGCGGCACGTATTCCGAGCAACTCGACACCAAAGCCCCTTTCTATCAGGAAAATTACAATTGGGATGTTGCCGAAGGGGGCCGCTATGTCCCGTTGGTCAAAGGCAAAAGCACCCGAAAGGGGCAGGGTTACCCAACGGCTGTAAGTTTTGGCTATCTGATGGATGGGGCGGGCAGCTTTGCTAAGCCCTGCATTCATGTGCGGGGGGATAACAACGCAGAGGCTATCTGGCGGTTTGATCCGAACACTAAGCAGTTTGTTGCCCCCGGTAACCTGGTTGCCGGCGGCGCGGTGTATCAGAACGACGGCAATATTAACGGCTCTATCTGGGGCGGTTATCTCAGCAACTGGCTAAACAACCAGATTAACGGTCGCGTTGATTGGGGGACGTACAACCGTGATGTTGGGGCCAGGGCAACTATTGACTATGTAAACAGCCGTTCAGCTGTTGCCGGCGGCCGCAATGCCTGGTGGTACAAGGACGAGGTGACGGGGTTCATTATTCAAGGCGGGGTGGTTAACCGAGTGGACTATGTAAACCGTGTCGGTTTCCCACGCGCTTATGCGCGGGAGTGCTTCGGTGTGCAACTGACGTTGGCCAGTTCCAACGGGAATTGGTTCGGCGATAGCCGGGTCAATATCCAGGCGCGGGATCTGGATAACAACGGGTTTAATGCAATGATGGATGGTCAAGAACAGGTCGTGTTTTGGCAATCGGTGGGGGTGTAAAGATGAGCTATGGATTTAGCGCAACGACCAAGGCTTTCTATGTTTACGAAGATAAAGAAAGCTATGAGGCAAACGGTAATTGGCCGGAGGATGTAAAGCCCGTTAGCGATCAGGTGTGGGAAAAATATTGTATGCAAGGCCCGGAAGGAAAAGAGCGCGGCGCAAATAAGCGCGGCTTGCCGTGCTGGGTTGATATTCCCGCTCCAGCGAAGGAAACGCAGACCGCTGCAGCCAACTGGAAAAAAGGGCTGCTACTGGAAAAGGCAGGCAAGGCGATCGCCCCCTTACAGGATGCGGATGATTTGGGGATTGCGTCAGAAGCAGAGAAAGCGGCGTTGCTGGCCTGGAAGAAATATCGGGTTTTGCTCAATCGCATCGATGTGGAACACGCGGACAAAATCACCTGGCCGGAGGTGCCGAGTGTGGCGTAAGGCTGTTTTGCGGATGCCTGGCGATATGCAGGCGCTGACGTGCTCGATGGTGCCGGCGCATCCGTGGGTTTATGGCGTAGGGCGGCAAGAGGCATCTGGTAGCTACCTCAGCCCAGCCAACGCCGTGGATTACCTGGCGGGCAAGTTGGCCGGTCAGGGGGCCGAAATCACCGCCACCGTGTTTATGATCTGCGCCAACTCACACGCCGAGTTTATGCCGTTGGTGGCGTCGTTGTCGGGGGTGCTGCCGCTGCCGGCGTTAAACCAGGTGCAGCGCATGGCGCAGACGGCGGCCACGCAGGCCGTTACCCGGATGCAACTGCCTGGGAAGATGGGCGGCGGCTTGCCGGCGGCGGCGGTGCTTTCGACCAGTGCGCAGCGTCTGGCGCTGAATGCGCAGCGTATCGCAGAAGCCAAGGCGGGCGCGGCGCTTGGGGCGAGTATTGGCGGCTTGCAGTCGGCTTTGGCCGGCTTTGCCGAGGCTCGCCAATCCGCCCTGGCGATGGTGAGCGATGCCATGACGGCGTTACAGGGAAAAAGCGCGCCGGCGTGGGTGTTCACGGCGAAGGGGGCCGCCGCCAGCGTAGGCGCGGCGATGAAAAAGGATGTTCCCCACCAGGATGCAGTTTTTACCCTGGCGGTGTTGTTCGTAGGCAAGGATTTAGGGCGGTTGGAGGCGATGATCCATGACGATAGTCACGCTGGCGCTTAATGGTGAAGCAATCCCGCTTAAAGGGATCATGGTGACGCCGATGATGCAGTTTCAGGATAAAAACCAATCCGGGCAGACCTCGAGCACGGCGAACGCCGAGCAGGGCATAAAGCCCAAGGAACTGCGCATTTCCGGCATGATCCCGTTTAGCGAAGCCAAGGTGTTAACACGCCTGTTTGCCCTGGCGGAGGCCACGGAGGGCGGCAAGTTGAAACGCTACCGTGTGGCCAACCATACCGCCCAGGCCATTAACTTTAGGCTGGCGACGTTCACCGGTTCGATTGACGCGCCGAAACAGGACGGCAAGCAAGCCTGGCTGGTGACATTCACGATGCGCGAGCATTTGAGCGTGCCGGAAAAGAAAGACGCGCGGGAGGGCAGCAAAACCGCCGCCAAAAAACAGACGCCAGGCGCGAATGGGCAGGTAAACGGGAAGGGCGCAGCGGCAGAGGACGAACAGAAATTGAGTTGGTTTGAACGCCGCGTTTTGAAGCCGGCGGATGATGCGTTGGCCGGCGTGGTGGGGGGCGAATGAAACCGATTAAGCGTCTGATGTTGTCCGGGGATGCGGTGCCGCTGGTTGATCTTAACCTGGTGCTGGAGTTGAACGGCTGCGGGCGCGGGTTTATCACCGCGCAGACCGAAACGGACTACACCGGCAAGCTGGTGCGCCTGGATGCCGGCTATACGGATAGCATTTTGCGCTGGTTCACCGGGTATGTGGAGCGCGCGCAGCCGGCAGAGAACGGTTTCCAGCGGTTGTTTGTGCGAGAGCTGGCGGGCGTGTTCGAAAGGTTGTGGCCGTGTTCGTTCCAGCACCCGACGCTGCGCCAGGTGGCCAGCTGGCTGGAGGAAAACAGCGGAATAACGATCGCACTGCCGGCGCAGGCGGATTACCTGGACAAGCCGATCCCCCATTTCACCCATAGCGGGACGGGTTATCAGCTGTTGGCCAACCTGGGGGCAGCTTTTGGCGTGCCTGATTACGTTTGGCAACCGCTGCCGGATGGTGGCGTGTTCCTGGGAAGCTGGGCGCATTCCATGTTTGCTGGCAAGCCGGTGGATATTCCCGCCGAGTTTAGCCAGGCGCGCGCCGGCGGCAACAGCATGACATTGCCAATGGTGCAGGCGCTGCGCCCTGGTGTGGTCGTCAATGGCCGCCGGCTGTCGAGTGTTCGCCTGGAAAACGACGACACCACGATCACCTGGCTGGCGGTAAACCCGCTGACGGGCAAGGCCGTGGCCATGACGCCGGCGCAGCGCCAGATTGATGCGGCTTACCCGGAGTTGTCGGCGGGGCTACATCTGCCAAAATTCGCCAGGGTAGAGGCTCACGCGGAGGCGGTGACCAGTGGCGACCTGGCCGATCCATTCCGGCCACGCTATGCCGTGGATTTACAGCTGTTGGACGCAGACGGCCAGCCGGCAAAAAACACGCCGATTTACCCGGCGGTGCCGCTGCCGGTGCCGATGGCGGGCCAGGATTCGGGCATGTTCCAGTTTCCGCCGGTGGGAACGCTGGTTGAGGTGGCTTTTACTGATGGGCGGCCTGATAAGCCGTTTATCCGGCAGACGCTGGCCCAGGGCAACACGCTGCCGGATGTGAAGCCCGGCGAGCAGCTACAGCAGCAGCGGGAGGAGGTTTCCCAGCGGGTGACGCAGGCAGGGGATTGGGAGCGGAAAACCGACCAGGCGATCCGTGAAAACTCCATGACCAGGGAAATCCAGGCCGATGAGGAAACGCGCACCGTGGTGGCCAGGGGCACAACCGTGCAGGCTAACGATAAAACCACGGTGCTGGGCACATCCACCTTGTTGGCCGGTGCGGTGCAGCACATCGCAGAGGGCGATTACAGCGTAGCGACGCAGGCCAACGCAGTGGCCAGCGTGGGCGGCGATGCCAACACGGCGGTGGCCGGCAGCCTGATGGAGAAGATCGGCAAAATCCGCAGCAGCATAGCGGCAGCGCGCCAGGACGTGATCGCCCCGGTGGTGTGGGTGGGGAGCCAGCAAATCAACGTGATGGCCTTGATGCTGGAAACGCTGGAGGTGGTACAGGAGCTGGCGCAGCAGACTGCCGCCCACACCCACAGCAACACCGGCACACCGCAGAACGCGCAGGAAATCAGCGCCGCCGGCACGAAGTCCAGCCAGCTGAAAGCCAAATACGCACCCGTGATTGGGTAGGGCTAAATATTGATCGCCCTCACCGATCAATAATGAGTAATTGATCTACACAACCAATTATCTTTTGAGCGCGTAACCGTGTAGAAATTGAACAAACAAGAAAGCCAACACCAGGAAACACTAGCCCGCCCCGCGCGGGCATTTTTAATGTTTTGATCTGACATGAAGGTGTTAGTACGCTTACGTGAACGTCCGGCACGTGCTGAAAGCAGACCTATACTAATCCTGTAAGGTGACACGTAAGAGTGTCAGAACTGCGCAATAACCACCTTCACTTTTCCTTCCGCATCTTTAGATTCCAGATCGGTTTTCACACCCAAAGGATTATTTATGTAGCAATCCGGGTCATATACAAACAAAATCAGCGTATCGCAGTCCTGATGAGCGCGGTAGCGCGCCATATCAATAAGCAACTCCCCGCCAACTTTACCGGCTCCCAGCGACTCACGGGTTTTCTTCACCTCGATCACAATTTTCTCGTTTTTCAAAAGAAAGTCCTGTCTTGAGGCTGCGCCCGCAAAGCTGGGGGTATACTCTTCCGCCCTTATATCATTAAAGTGAAGCGTCAGCAGCGCATAAACCATATCCTGTACGTCATACTCATCATTAACTTCAAGCGGCGCACGACCGTTGTACCGTCTCTTCAACTGGCGAACAAAGGCTGGAAACCTGTTAAGAATATTAAGTACGAGGCTCAGCGCTGAACTTTCTTGAAGCGTATTCGTACTGACCGCAGAGTGCGCAAGATCATCTCTTGCCGCATCAAACAACGGCTTATAACTTCTTGTCAGGGTATTGTAATTACTAAACCAACTGCTGCTTGCAGTATTAAAGTCATTGTAATAATCAGACTCTTTTCCGTAGCTGTCCTCTATTAACTTTTTCACTCTGGAGATCCAGTTTTGATATTTACCGGAATCAACATAAGTTTCCATACTGTGAGTGAGAACGCTCCGCTCAGTATACTTTGTGGAAATGAGCGCCTCATAATCTTTCTCAAGCGCCTTAAATCTTTCTTCCAGTTGTTGGTTTGTCATGGTGTCTTCCAGGCTGCATAGTCGGGTAACAAGGTTTAGCATATAGAAACTCTACCATACTTAACCTTCTTTTCTTCATACTGGAGTCAACAGTCATTCTATCCAGTACCCCCAGTGATCCTACCCGCTGCGGCATTCCTCTGTCCGATCGAAGGAATGAGACAGGACAAAACCGCCCGGAAATGCAAAACTGTCCAGTGCCGTACGCGCCCAAATCCGATTTATTTACTTCATAGCTTTTCAGTAAGGAATGAAATAAATATTTTATTTTCTGCTGTGATTAGTATCGGACGGTGCTATGTCTGCTCTTCGTTCAAAGCTGACGTCGAGATGTTACAGTGCGTGGTAACCCTTGACCAGTAAACACCAGCCTGCCCCATTCGGATATTTTCATGCCAGCAATCTGGCTGCCTGTAAGCCATTTTGAGCCGCTTTCTAGCCCGGCTACATATCACAGTGAATAAATTCGATCACCGCAGCAGCGTGCCGCCAGCGCGGCAGAAATCCCACGAAATAAACACCTTGCCCACGAAAACGGCACTACACCGCACCCGCCTGCGCAATTTGGATCAGGAAATTTTTTCAGTTCTGATTTTCTACAAAACACCCCGCCGAGCCGCGCCACGCCTGGGGCTTTGCGAGCAATCCCAAACTGAAAAGATTGAAAAGAATTTCAGTGTTTTTCAGTTTTCGGATCACGCAGTGTTATGGGTGTAAATCACAATGCATTGAAAAATATGGAATAAATATAAATTACGTGGATCGCGGATCGTTTGGAGTGGATCGCGCGGAAAAGTCGCCAGCACGCGGCGAGCCAGGTGTGGCAAGGGTTTTGGGGGATGAATCAGTGTCGATGGAACTGAAATTTATGTAACCAAACCAAAACACCAGACGAGCAGGCAAACAAAGGCGACGTAGGCGAAAAGATGGGGGAAATAGTGAAACCCGATGATAGGGGTATCAAAAAATCTAGGTGCTAATGTTTTGATTTCAAACCAAATGCATTTCCAGTAACCACGTTTAAGTGGTGTTACTGACCCATTATTAATATTTGAAGCAACCGGGCCAAAGTGTACGCATAGTGCACTGTCGTTTGTGTCATTGCCAAAATAGTGAAACATGAACAAACGACTAAAAAACATGCGTTTATAAAATATATGGTTGTCAGGAGCTGCCTGTGGAATTTCTGAATGATTCCACCCCCACTTATGCACCCCGACAGCACCAGGCAAACCAAAGAGTTTAGGGGGAAATATTGAGCGGGCAAGTGTAGATGCATTGACGCTTTTGAGTAACAAATCATCAATTGCGGGTTTGTTAGCGGTACGGGAGAGCACGAAAAAACGCTGCCAACTGAAAGCCCAAAAGGCGATCAGTATGATGGGAGCTATACGAAGAGAAGTAATTCTTAATCCCAGACTCCCGATCGGGATCGAGTCAACGAAAGATGCCCAGCCCCCTAAAAAGAGAATGAGGCCAGCAGAGGATAGGATTAATCGTGTGCTGGCTGCTTTAATATCTTCCATACCCACCTGCATTTGGCTGTCGCCATTTTGCCGCCACTTGTAAGAAAAAGGGGCTACGCTTTCACGTAACCCCTTGTTTTATTTGGTGGAGCTGGGGGGATTTGAACCCCCGTCCGAAATTACTACACCGTCGGCACTACATGCTTAGTCCAATCTTTACATTCGCCGGCCAGCTGCGGATGGACACGCTACTGACAGACTAGCCTGATTGAGTTTAACGCTTCAGCCCCAGGCAGGACATCCACGCGATCTCTTTTGGGTTTGACCTCTCTTGATCCCCGTCCTAAGAGCGGAGGCTAGGGAGAGAGGGCTCTAAGCAGGGTATTAAGCTGCTAAAGCGTAGTTTTCGTCGTTTGCGACTATTTTTTTGCGGCTTTTTACGAGGCCAACCGCCCCTCGGCATGCTCCTAGGGCTTCGCAAATCCCGTCGAATCCAGAATCAGCCCCAAGTAACTTTGTGCAGTATACCAGAAGTTTACCTCGATAAGCCAGCGGCTTAACGATTGGCGTGCTTCATGATACGGGCTTTCGCCGTCTGCCATTCGCGATCTTTGATGTCATCGCGTTTGTCGTGCTCTTTCTTGCCTTTGGCTACGCCGATCTTGATCTTGCTCCAGGCATTTTTCCAATACAGGGACAAGGCCACCACGGTGTAACCGTCGCGGTTGACGCGGCCGAGCAGGGTGTCCAGCTCGCGTCGGTTCAGCAGCAGTTTACGGGTACGCGTCGGATCGCACACCACATGCGACGAAGCCACGTTGAGCGGGGTGATGGTGGCGCCAAACAGGTAGGCTTCACCGTCACGGAACGTCACGTAGCTGTCGCTGAGGTTGGCTTTGCCTGCACGCAGCGATTTAACTTCCCACCCTTGCAGCGACAGGCCCGCCTCGAACTCTTCTTCAATGAAGTATTCGAAACGCGCGCGCTTGTTTTGGGCAATGGTGGCGGAACCGGGTTTGTGTGCTTTTTTCTTTGTCATAGTGCGTTCATTATACTGGATGCTTCAGCGAAAGAAATCCTTTCCCGTTCAGCACCTGCGCAATTTTTCGCATTTTTGGTGCCCTCATCCCTTAGCAGATTTTTTGTTTGCCGCCAGATAAATGGTATTATCTGTACGTTTTATGTCTTACAGGAAATGATATGCCCCAGATCAGTCGGTCTGCATTAGTGCCGTTCAGCGCCGAGCAGATGTATCAGTTGGTTAACGATGTTCATTCTTATCCCGATTTTCTGCCAGGCTGCACCGGCAGCCGGGTGCTTAACGCTACCTCAAACGAGATGACCGCCGCGGTGGATGTTGCCAAGGCCGGTATCAGCAAGACCTTCACCACCCGCAATACGCTGCTGGATAACCAGAGCATCAATATGCAACTGGTCGATGGTCCGTTCCGCAAGCTGATGGGCGGCTGGCAGTTCACGCCGCTGAGCGAAGAGGCCTGCAAGGTGGAGCTGCACCTGGACTTCGAGTTCACCAACAAACTGATTGAGCTGGCGTTCGGCAAGGTGTTCAAAGAGCTGGCGGGCAGCATGGTGCAGGCATTCACCCAGCGGGCGAAAGAGGTCTACAGTGTCTGACATCCAGGTCGAGGTGGTGTACGCCTTGCCGGAGCG